AACTAATTATAGATACAATGAAAAATAAATTAACATTCAAACCCTTTGGTGCGTGGATTATTGTCCCAAAACCAGATGCAAAAGGCCGTGAGTCTGGTATTATCTTAGACGATGAAACTGCCAAACAATTTCAAACAAATATAGTAGAAGTATTAGCTGTAGGACCACAGGTTACACAATGTAAACCTGGAGATACTATAATGGTAGATCCAAATACAGAAGCTATGCTTATACATATTGAAGACATTCCTTACTTATTTGTAAACGAGTTCCAAGTATTAGGTAAATTCTAATGAAAATATCAGGCACAGTATCAATAACGCTAGAGGATTACCATGCGCTTATAGACAGTGCAGTAAAAATTAATGAATCTAAAGAAAAGTTGCAAAGATCTGCAAAAGAGCTAGCAGTTTTTCTAAGTTTTATTTGTACTAGGCAGGATATATCTAAACATGTACAAGAGTTTAACAAACAATCTAGGACTGCTAAGATTGTAGTAGAAGATAATAGAGCAACAATAAATTTTTTAGATGATGTGGATAATAAGTAGTACATTAGGGAATAATGTAAAAATAACAACAACCAATTATGGATATATTTTAAAATATGAAACAAAAAATAACAATTAATGTAAATTCTACATTTAAATATTTACAATTGTGGAATGGTATTTTTAACTTAACAGATATGGAGTTAAGAGTACTGTCTATATTAGTAGATTCACAGAATGTATCAGAAGAAGATAATCTATGCAGTTCTAAACTAAAAAAAGTCACAGCAAATGCATTAGGAATAAAAGATCCTCACACATTAAACAATTATGTAAAAAAGTTTAAAGATAAAAGAGCTATATACAAAGAAGGTAAGAATTATAAACTTAACAAGTTGTTAAACGTAAATACAGAAAGTGTTGAAATTAGTATCAATTGGACTAAATAAAGCAGAAGACGCTATTATAATAGAGTATGTAGCAATAGGTGAATGGTATGTTATGATCGTTCAAGATTTAAATGGAGAATGTATAGGATTAATAACAGAAAAATTATATGACAGATAAAAAATTACCTAGCATATGGCAGATGACTAAAAACTTTAGTCGTGACGTTGCTAAATACATTGCAGAAGGAGCACCCAATGTATCTCCAAAAGATTATACACAAAGACTAGCAACTTGTAATAGTTGTGAATTTTTAATTAGAGACAGTATGAGATGCTCTGCTTGTGGATGTTTATTAGAACATAAAGCAAAGTGGAGAACTACAAAATGTCCAAAAGATAAATGGAAAAATCAATATGGCGAAAACGAAGAAGGGGGCGATTCACAATCTAGCGACTAAATATAATCTACCTTTGGAAAAAGTAGAAGCTATAGTTACCAGTCAATTTAAACATGTAGCTAAAGTTATGAGTAGTGGTAAATTTGAATCAGTAAGACTACCATACTTTGGTAAATTTTCTGTAAAGAAAGGAAGAGTCAAATACATAAATCGTGAAAAGTAATATTATATACATACTACAATTATTTAATTATTATTTTATACCTAGAATAATAGGTTTTATAATTTTAAAAATTAAATGGTGGTATACATATAATTATATATTTAAAACTAAGACAATAAAACTAAAAGAAATATGGAATGATCCAAACTTTAAAAAAAATCATAAGTATTACGATTGGGAAGGTTTAGAAAATAGTATTAGAAAGAATGGTTTTCAACCTAAGTATGGTCCTAAATTAATATGTCAGCAACTTATAAATGAGAATAACAAACCACACTGGGAACTCATGAGAAAATATTTAACAAATGATGACATAAAATATACTATGAAAGATGGAGCACATAGAATACAAGCTATGAAAAATATATACGGACTTGAACATGAAATAACATTAAAAGTTTATGATATAACAATGTTAAATCCAGAGGATGTATGGACATTTGCACATTACACATCAATACCTAAAAAGAATGAATTTAATAACTATCTCTAATAACGTAGCTGTACCTTCTGCGTACACTTTAACAATTATAGAATTTAAAAATTTAAATACTAAAGAACTAGCGTATGTTTATTTTATGTGCGACCATCATTCACCTTTTTCAGTATATGATGAAGATAAAAGACATGAAGAAGTATGTCTAAGTGTGTTTGGTAAAACAGATTGGAAAGCTACAGATAAAAGTAGCTTGTGATAAATATAAAAAATTAAAAGAAACATCTGCAGTTAGACTACTAAAAGCTGCAAGAGAATCTGTAGTCAAATTAGAAAAATATTTTAAAACTATTGATTTAACTTTGGTAGATGACAATGGAAAGCCTATATTTGCTGCAAAAGACCTTGTTGCTAACTTGTCAAAAATGGGTGACGTTGTTAACGGGTTAACTAAATTAGAAGATCTAGTTAAGAAAGAAGAACAAGTAAAAACAGGTAACAGAGGAGGGGTTGAGGTCAATAAATATAGTCAATAATGGATTTTATAGATGACATAAACGATTACGGTGAAGCAATGCGGAATGCTTATATGATTGTTACAAAAAAAATAACTTTAGATGATGTCTTTGCAGATTTAGAAAGAAAATGGGCAATGGAAGAGGATGTTAAATTCTTTTTACCATTTGATCCTATAAATCAAGATGGAAGAGATCCTGCTACTTTAGATTTACTAATTGAATATTTTATAGATACAGAAGAGTATGAAAAATGTGCAGAATTACAAACCATTAAAGATAAAGTTATTAAATGTTTAGAGGAACAAACAGACTAAGAACAGCTGCTTTACATTTTATTAAGAATGGGTACTACACTTCTACATTACCTGGTACAAAAGAGTACTATGACTACTGGGATGAAGAAAAGAAGAGGTGTTTGTACGGATATACTGTAGGTAAAGGCACTGATACAGAGATTACAATTACAGGTAATCACTATTTCTACTTAAATTACTGTCCTATTGACAGATCTGTTGATGAGGAACTACCAGATGGTACAATTATAGCAAAAAGAGAGCGTACATTTCCTGCATTTTACGATGGAGATTGGAAATATTTTACTGCAGTAGATCAATGTAGACGTGAAAACAAGCATATGACGGTATTAAAAGCACGTCGTAAAGGATATTCTTATAAAGCTGCAGCAATGCTAGCTAGAAACTATTTTCATGTACGTAATAGTAAAAATTATGTATTTGCAGGACAAAAAGAATATCTTATTGGTGATGGACTGCTATCTAAAGCTTGGGAAATACTATCATTTGTAGATGATAATACAGCATGGAGTCAGCCTAGACTACGAGACAGAGAAATGAACAAAATGTCTGGATATAAAAAGAATGTAAACGGTGCAGATGTAGAGTTAGGTATGAAATCACAGATTATGGGTGTATCTTTGAAAGATCAGCCAGATAAAGTAAGGGGTAAAGCAGGAGAGCTTATATTTTTTGAAGAAGCGGGTGCATTTCCAGGATTATTAAAAGCATGGGAAGTAGCAATGCCGACTATGAGACAAGGTAATAAAACTTTAGGTACAATGATTGCATTTGGTACAGGTGGTACAGAAGGTGCAGACTTTGAAGGTATGGAAGAATTATTTTATAATCCAGAGTCTTATGATTGTTTATCTTTTGACAATGTATGGGACGATGGTGCAATGGGTACAGTGTGTGGACATTTTGTTCCTATATATGAAAACTTAGAAGGATTTATTGATGAAGATGGTAACTCACAAGTTGAGCCAGCTATTGATTTTGAAGAAACAAATAGAAATAAAAAGAAAGGTACAAATGATCCTAAAGCATTTGATCAATACATAGCAGAACATCCACAAAATCCTAGAGAAGCTACATTACAAGTGTCATCTAATTTATTTGATATAGCATCTTTACAAGAACAATATAATAAAGTAAAAGTTAGTAAACTACATGCTATAGGAACAGCTGGTAAGCTATACTATGGCAAAGAAAATAGAATAACATTTAAGCCTGATGGCGATCTACGTCCAATAATAAGATTTCCACATAGAAAAGAAGATGCATTAGATGGTGCAGTGGTAATATATGAAGGACCTTATAGAAATCAACAAGGACAAACACCACATAATTTATATCTAGTTTGTCATGACCCTTATGGTCAAAATAAATCTGCAGACAGTACATCTTTAGGAGCGGCATATGTAATCAAAAGAGTAAACAATGTAAGTAGACCTGATGATATGATTGTAGCATCTTATATAGGTAGACCACATTCACAAGATGAGTATAATAAAAATTTATTTATGTTAGCTGATTATTATAATGCTAAGATAGGATTTGAGAATGACCGTGGTGCAGTTATACAATATGCTAGACAACATAGAAAATTACATAGACTGCAAGAAGAATTTGAAATGTTAGATAAAAAAGATTTGCGTTCTAAAAATGTAAAACGTCAGTTTGGGATGCATACAACAGAAGCAAGAAAAAGACAAGGAGAGTTATATATAAGAGATTGGTTAAATACAGTTAGATCTACTAATGAAGATGGTACTATAACTCTTAATTTACATAAAATTTATGATTTAGCACTATTACAGGAACTTATAAAATTTAATCACAAAGGTAACTTTGACCGTGTAATGGCGTTAATGATTGGCATGTATCACACTAGAGAATTGTATAATGCAGAAGTAAAAGAAATATTAGATGATAATTCTAGTAATGATTGGTTTGATAAAAATTACTACTAGTGATATATTTATAAAGATATATGTAAAATAGTAAATGTAAGTAAAATAATGTATAAATTTAATTAATTTTGTAGCCTATGTATCTAGGGGGAGAAAAAATACCACAGCAAAAATTATCGCTGACTAAAAAGACTAAGAAATGGAGAGAAGCTTGTGTAGAAGCATTCATTGATTTATCTAATCAAGGGGTCAGTGGAAGAAAAGATAATCTAAAAAGATTGTATGACTATTATAACGGTGTAATTTTAGAGGATGACTATCGTTACGTTTTACAGCCTTATGGCAAATCACGTAAAAACTTCCCCTCTAAAATGCGTAACTATCCTATTATCAAACCTATTGTTGATCTTCTATTAGGTGAAAAGTCTAAACGACCTCTTAATTACACCGTTACAGTACAAAATTCTGATACAGTTAGTGAAAAAGAAAATGCAAAACAACAGGCTATTTATCAGAATTTACAGATGCGTTTTCTTATGGCTTTATCTCAAACTAATCCTGACATGGTAAATCCTGGAGAAATGCCAGAAGAAGTACCATTACCTGAACAAATTGCACAACAGTTTGAGAATAGTTATGTAGATAACAGAGCAATAAAAGGACAATATGCTATGACGTATATTATGCAACAACAAGAAATATACGATAAAATACAAAAAGCATGGTTTCACTTTTTAGTTGCAGGAGAAGTATATACACACAGAGGTGTTAGAAACAAAGAGCCTTTCTATGAAATATTAAACCCATTAGATGTAGATTATGATAAAGATCCAGATTTAGAATTTGTAGAAGATGGAGACTGGGCTTTAATAAGAAAATATGTACATGCATCTAGTGTAGTTGATATGTTTCATGAAGTACTTACTGAAGAACAAGTATTAGAATTAGAAGAGCCTAGACAATCTAGCTATGATAACTTTATGTTATACAGAGAGTCTAGAGGTCAGGCTGATCCAAATACATATAGAAATAGACTAATAGAAGTAACTACAGTATATTGGAAATCTAGAAAAAAGATTGGGTTTTTAGAGTATATGGACCCAGAAACAAACCAGATGGAAATAATGGAGGTTGATGAAAAGTTCAGAATGCCTAAAGAAATGAAAGATGCTGGTGCTAAAGTAGATTTTAAATGGGTTAATGAAGTATGGGAAGGTACAAGAATTGATGGTAGATTTTATGTAAATATAAATCCAATAGCTAATCAAAGAGTATCTTTAGAAAACCCATCTGCTTGTAAATTACCAATAAATGGTAGAAAATATTCTGATACAAACTCTGATAATATATCTTTAGTATCATTAGGAATATCATATCAGTTAAATTACAATATATATAAATATAGATTAGAGCTTGCAATAGCAAGAAGTAAAGATATTATTGCACAGTTTGACATAAACATGATACCTAAGAAATGGGATATGGATAAGTTTATGTATTATGTAGAAGGTACAGGTATTGCATGGGTAGATTACAATAAAGAAGGTATACAACTAAATCCACAACATCAGTCTGTATTAGATATGTCTATAAAAACAATTGGTCAATATATACAGTTGTTAGAATCTATATTACAAGAATGGGAAAAGCTATCTGGTGTATCTAGACAGAGACAAGGTACTATTGGTGCATACGAAGGTAAAGCTAGTTCACAACAAGCTATATTACAATCATCACATATTACAGAAGATTTATTTAGAAAATTTGCTAGACTAGAACAAAGAGATTTACAAGCTATATTAGATTATTCTAAAGAAGCATGGTTAACAGGTAAACGTGCACAATTTGTTATGCCTGATGGTACAACAGACTTTTTAGATCTTGATACATTACAGCATATGGAAACTAACTATGGTATATTTGTATCTGACTCAGGTAAAGATCAAAGAAAGCTAGATCAAATTAAAGGTTTATCACAAGCTATGATACAGAATGGTACTAAAGCATCTATGGTTGCTGAGATGATGGATGCAGAAAGTTTCCCACAAATAAAAGCTAAATTGAAAGCTGCTGAAAAAGCACAAGAAGAATTAGAACAAGCTCAACAACAAGCGCAAGCTGAACAAGCACAACAGCAAATGCAAATGCAACAAATGCAAATGGAGCAAGAAAAGTTAGAAACAGAAAAAGAGAGACAGAAAGATATTGAGATTGCTCTTATAAATGCAGAAGCAAGACAAAATCCTCAACTAGATAGTTTTAACATGCAGAAGATGATACAAGAGTTTGATTTGAAAAAAGAAGAATTAAAACTAAAAGAACAAGAGATTAGTCGTAAAATACAAGGAGACCTAGATAAAAATAACGTAGAAAGAGAAAAAATAGCAAAAGATAATGCTAGACAATCAGAAGCGTAGAGAAATATTAGAAAAAGCTAAATCAACTGGATATGAGGGTAGTGTTTTGGATTTATACCAAGCTGCTAACCAAGGCGCGGATGTATCTAAATTATTAGATGAAGAAGCAGAGGCTAAGTCTAAAACACAAACTGAGCAAAGAGATATGCAACAAGATCAAAATCAGGCTCAACAATTACAGAATCAAGCACAGTCTACACAGCCTCAAGAATCTATAGCACCACCACCAAAGTTAAATGTAGATATGAATCCTACACAAATGGGATCACAAGCACATTTAGTACAGTCTGGTAATCCAACAGACGTAGGCATGGCACCTACAGGAACAGGTGCAAAATCTGCAGCAGAAATATCTAGTATACCATATCGTGATGGTGGTTATGTACAAAAATTTATAGAAGGAGGATATTCAGACGAAGAAATAGAATCACTGTATGATGAGTATGAAGAAAATTATTTTGATCTGGAGGGAGATACTTCTTTAAGTTTTAACGATTATAAAAAACAGGTCCAAAAGTATGGATCAGAAGTTGCAAGTAATGCTTATTATGGTAAAAGTGGTAATACATCACTACCTTATTCATATGTTAAAAGTAATCAAAATTTAGGATTTAATCCGTATACCGGTAGCTATGATAAAATAGAAAACTTACAAAAACAGTTTGGGCAACAAGTTCCTGAAGATTATGATTTTAACACGTATGATCCTGATATGAAATGGATGGATAATGCTCCAGGTATGCTAGGAGAAGTAGAACTAACGGACAAGGCTACTACTTTTGATCCACTAGCAGAAGAAAAAGAATTAGGTACATTTACGTCAGAAGATTTAAGAGATTTTTCTGGAGCTCCTAAATACTTTGATACGTCTTTTATGAGAAACAGAATGCGAAGTTTTGGTCAAGGATTTCAAAACTCTCAAAGAAGTGATTATCTTAATGATTTATTACAAGTGTCAGCTGCCGGAGTAGGTGTTGGTCTAGCGGTGCCGACAGCTGTAACATTGGGAGGTGCTGGCGCTGGACAATTTGTTAGAACACTTGCACAACCAGTAGTAAGATATGGAGGTAAAGGCATACAAAATTTTAGAAATGTAGGTCTTGCTAATACTTCTAATATATATAAAACAAGACAGTCTTTATCTGGACTATATAATACTCTAAAAGCTACATCAGTACCAAGCATGTATGGTACAGTATTTGACCAAATTGGTACAGAGATAGAAGGTGAAGGTAATTTAAAAAACAGATTAAATACAGCAACAAAACTTACAGACTTGCACCCAGCGTTAAGTACAATAAAAGAAGGTACTAAAATTACATCAGACTTAGCTAAAGGTGATTATACTAGTGCTACTCTGAGGGGGTTAACAACATTGGTACCCGGATTTAAGAAAAGTCAGTTTGGTACAGGAACTAAATACCATGGTACAAAAATTATTAATAAATTTTTAGATACTAAACCTACAGAAGAAGATGCAGGTATTGTTACAGATGTACCAAAGTTATTTAGCACTGCTGTTAAAGGTACTGCAAATTTATTTCAAGGTGCTAAAGATTTCTTTAAAGGTCCACAGCTGATTGATCCATCCGAAACTAAAACTTTTGCAGCTGTTAACAGACGAGGTGGAGTAAGACGTAAAGATCCAGTTGTAGGTACTGGTAAAAAACCAAAAGGTAGTGGCAGACGTTTATATACTGATGAAAATCCAAAAGATACAGTAAGTATTAAATTTGCAACTCCTAGTGATGCTAGAGCGACTGTAGGTGAGCAACGAGCAAAAGTTATGGGCAAAACTGAAGTTGCTGCAATATTTAAACGTGGTAAAGAGGCAATAAGAAAAACAAGAAAAAACGTTTAAAAATAAATGTTAGTGATATATAATAAAGAAATATTGAAAATTTTTAATAAGTGTAATGGCAATATACATTTTACTTATTTTTGTAACTACTAAAATTAATATAGACTATGGAAACACCAGAAGAAAAAATTGCTTTGGATGATATATCGTTTGACGATATATTAGACGGAGGACTGGCAACTGCTCCACCAGCAGAGCCTAAAGAAAAAGAACCAGAAACTGAAACAGTAGATGAGGTTGAGAACCCAGCTGCTGATGAATTAGACGCAGATGCAGAAGAATTAGCTTCTGATCAAGAAGAAGAAGAGGTAGAAGAAGAGGAAGAGGATGAAGAAGAATATGAAGAAGATGATCAGGAAGAAGAAACAAAAGATGACGAAGTAAGTGAACAGGCACCAACAGTAGTAGCAGAGATTCTTGAGAAACTAGGATACGAAGGAGAATACGAAGATACAACTGAAGGTCTCACGCAAATGACTGAGGACGTAAGTAAAGCAATGGCTGAAGAGCAGATGCAACAGTTATTTGAGAAGTTCCCACTTGTAAAAAATCATCTTGAGTACGTTCTTAACGGGGGACAGTCGCAAGACTTTATGCAAGCTTATGATCCTAACTTAGATTATTCTAAGATTACTTTACAAGAAGAAGATGCAAGAAGTCAAAAGGCTATCTTATCTGACTACTTTGTAACAAAAGGACATGATAAGAATTTTATAAACGAGTTAGTAACGGACTACGAAGAAACTGGTAAATTATACCAAAAGGCTGAGGCTGCTAGGATTGCCCTAACAAAAGTACAGGGACAACAACGAGCTCAAATGTTAGAACAACAAAAACAACAAAGAGCACAAGCAGCTAAAGACCAAGAAGAGTTTTGGGATGGAGTTAGTCAAACAATTGATGAAGCTGACGAACTTGCAGGAATTAATATTCCTAAAAGAGAAAAAGCAAAGTTTTTTGATTATGTATCCAGACCAGTGGCACAAGATGGATCTACACAGAGAGATCTTGACCACAACGAATCAGAGTTAGAAGTTAGGTTAGCTATTGATTATTTAATGTTTAAAGGATTTGATCTTAAGAATATAATAAATAAGAAGGCTAGATCTCAAAATGCTAGAACGCTGAGAGATAAAATTTCTAGTAATGAAGAGCGAGTTAAAAGTGCTCGTAAGGCAGGTAGACGTAAAAGTAAATCTGTTGATCTAGAAGATTTAGATCTAAACTTTTAAATGGCAATTTTAAAATGCACTAACAATTAAATAAAAAATAGATAATTATGGCTTTAACAGGAACGAACATTAGTGTTCAAAAAACGTTTTACAACGACTCGCAAATGACTGACATGAACAGTCTTGCAAATGCCTTGTTGTCAAAGCCAACTGAGCTTTCTCCAATTATCACACACTTGTCTGGTAAAGATGATAAGCGTTTTCCACTATCTTTCTTAACTGAGGGAGCAGGTAACGTGCAGTCGATAGATAGACTTGAGTATGAGTATCGTGTGGCAACACATAAATTGAGAACAAGACCAGTTGCTGTGACAAATGCAGGCTCAAATTTAGGTCAAGGAGGATCAACATTTACGTTGGTATTCCCTGACAAAAGATTCGTATTTCCATACGTGTTAGTAAACAATAAAGGTGAACTAGCTCGTATTATGAAAGAACCTCAGCCTTATTCAGGTGGTTCTGGATGGGAGTACACATTACAATTAGTTAACCCAGCGGCAGCTACAGTTTTATCTTCAGGATTTACTGCAGGTGATCTTTGGGCACAGTTATATGCACCAGTAGGTGTTGACTTCTCTAGAGGTAACGCTTCTAACTGGCAAGCTCCAGGTAAAGTAAGAAATAAAATTACTACTGTAAGAAAATCTTACCACATGTCTGGACATGCAAAAGACTTTGTAGCAGAATTTACTTTACCTACTAAAGGTGGAGGTACTACAACACTTTGGATGGACTACGAAGAGTATCAGCACATGCTTGACTTTAAAGAAGAGTGTGAAATGTACTACTGGTATGGACAGAAAACTTATGATGCAAGTGGAAACACTTTCATGAAAGATGAGAATGGCCAGCCTGTAATCGTAGGACCAGGTTTATTTGAGCAAATCGTAAATACTGATACTTACTCTACAATGACTGAGGCTAAGTTGAAGAACATTATTGGTGATTTATTTTATCAAATGACAGATGCTAATCAGAAGCAAGTTACTTTATATACTGGTACTGGTGGAGCAAGAGAATTTGATGAAGCTCTTAAATCTCACTTTTCAAATAATACTTTTAAAGTAGGAGGTGAGAACAGATTTATAACAGGTAGCGGAAGAAACTTAGGATTAACTGGTTACTTCACTACTTACGAGCATGTAGATGGTCACGTAATCAATGTGGTAAAATTACCATTATTTGATCATGGTCCTGTTGCACAAGCTCGTGAAAAGCACCCAGTTACTGGTTACTCTTTAGAGTCTTACAGAATGGTATTTGTTGACCAGTCTAACTATGACGGACAAGCTAACTTGACAATGATCTCTAAGAAAGGAAGAGAGATGATGAGATGGTGTGTTGCTGGTTCTGTAGTTCCAAGAGGATTTGCAGCTACTGATACTAGAGCGTCAGATGTTGATGGTGCAAGCGTACATATGTTGAAAACAGCGGGTATCTGCTTAAGAAGATTTGATACGTCGTTAGATATTCAATGTACTGCTTCCTAATATAGAAGGAAGTTGAAAGAAGCGTGCAAAACGCAGTCTATATATTGGTTTTTGGTTGGAATTGTGGGGGTTAACGCCCCCCAATTTCTATCTTAAAATATAAAAAGTTATCGGGGAGTTATTCTTTACAACCACTAACTAAAACTTTAAAAGAACTAAATTATGAGTAAAAAAGTGTATTTACGTGCAAAGAAGATTAATAATCATTTGCCGGATGAAATTAACGCTAACGCTATTAGAAAATTAAGTAGCGTGTATGTAAACAGACAACCATTAAAACCTTTTGATCCTGAAGAGGAAAAAAAGATGTTAGATGGTATGTTAGATGTAGGACCAACCCATATGGATTGGCCTAAACACACTAAAACATTTTGGGCAGAGTATACAATACCTGTTGGATTTGAAGGTGTGGAATTAGAAATAGGTAAGGATGAAAATGATAAACCTATTAATATTACAGATTATTTGAAGTATCGTTTTGCAATACGTCACCCACACGTAGCAATGTCAGAAAAAGAGATGGAGTCAAATTCTCAAAAAAGATTTTATATCTATGACACAGCTAAAAAAGATGTGGAGCGTAATAATGATATACAAGTTAGAAAAGATGCAGATAAAGAATTTATTAAAATCTCTTCTGACGAAAAACAAATGAGACGTGTATTTAGACTACTTGCTAATGTAAACCCAGATACTCTTAATAGAGAACAGATAGAAAATATGCTGTACGATATTAAAGATAAAAATGGTAAGAAGTTTATAAGAATATGTAAAGACAAACACTTAGAACTAAAGTCTGAAATTGAAGAAATGGTAACAGCTGGAGTTTTAAGAAAGATTGGAAATCAAATTATTTTTATAGATGAAATATTAGGAGAGACTTTAGATGATACTGTAATACATTTGAAAGATAAAAAGAATTCTGGGAAATTAACAATTCTCAGAGCTAAACTTAAACAACTAGCATCTTAATGAATGTAACAGAAATGCATATAGCAGTTCAGCAAGGAGTGGATAAGATTAATTCACTCCAGGCTGATATGCTTCTATCAGAAGAGATAGATATTGAACTAAATAAAAATATGTTTAGATTCATCAATACTAAATATGGTAGAAATAACATATATAGAAAAGGTTTTGAAGAATCACAAAAAAGAATTGATGACTTACGTACGCTCGTACGCGAGTTTGAAGCTCCTGTATCTTTTAAGGAGCAATTAAAAACAGATATATTTATAGATACATTTCAGTTACCAACTGATTATATGTATTTAGTAAATCAGCATTCTAGATTATGGATTAATAATTGTAGAAAAATAGAATACTCTTTAGTAAACCCACCAGCACAATATTTCTTTACATTAGATTTAAATAATTTTGTATTAGATAATGCAACTGGTAATTCAACTGCGTTTATTAATGGTATAGAAATGCATGAAGATATAGCTGATCCTACACAAAATATTGTAACAATGTGGTCGCCTTCTGCAGCATTATTAGCTACTGGATGGACACCATCTAGTTATCCTGCAAATATAGAAGCAGTAAAACAAGATATACTAAATAATCCTGGAGTAGGATTTACAGCATACTGGGAAGAGTTTCAAACTTTAAATTTTCCAGGACAATTTATAATAGTTGTAGATTTAACTACATATCCTTGGTTTAATTGGGATCCATCTGCTGGAGATGTTACTCATGCTGTGGCAATACCTGATGCAGGACAAACTGCACCAAGCCCACAACCAGGACAAATAATGGATACTACGTATTCAGAAAGAAGAGAGCCTATTGAAGCATCAGATAGGTTAACAGAGGGAAACAGATTCTCTCAACAAGACGATATATTTACGCTGTTAAGTGATCCGTTTAATACCACAAAATACACTTCTCCACTAACTACAATACGTGGAAGATCAATTGATGTGTATACAAGTGATATATTTATAATCGATACGGTAAAAATAACGTACATACGACAGCCACAAGAAATTTCCTTATCTTTGGGGATTGATTGCGAGCTACCAGAGCACACTCATCAAGAGATTGTTGCGATGACAGTGAGCAGTATTTTAGAAGCTATCTCAGATCCTAGGTATAAAACTCAGGCTCTAGAAGTAACAAAGAATGAATAATATTTATTAATTTAAACAAATAAAAAAATGGCAAGACATTTAATGATTGGAAACGATGCAGCTGTAGCTTACACTAATGGTGTATTAGCTAATAAAGCTGTTGACATCCAAAAGCTTAGCTCTGATGGTCCAACATCATTGCTACCAGGAGACACAATTGCAGATTCTGAAGCAATCAGAGTTGTGCAAGGAAACGGAACTACTAATATTGTAAGCCCTTGGATTTACGGAAAAGACGTAATTGCATGGGGAGGTAAGTCTGCA